TTTAACTTCAAAACCTTTTCTAATGGCACTTTCAATTAAGTCCTGCTTTTCTAGTAATTCATCTTTATACTCGTTTCTATCTGAAGGAAAGTAATATATAGTAACTGATATTTCTCTTTTAAAACAATGATCGTAGTCAGTTCTATAAGAATAATCATAGTCAGTAAAAAAAGATGGTCTATCAAAACCTTCTTTAATATCATTTGCATATATCTCTATATCGGGAAAATTATCTTCAATAACACTGTTTATTGCTGTTTTAAGTTCCTTTAGACTTATCATTACTCAATCACCTCTTCAGCAAATATTTCAAGCCATTCATCTGAAAAATATGGATTGAGAATGTATTTTATATCAAATCTTTTGCCCCGGTACATGATATACATGTTTTTTGTTATTTCTTTGTTTTCTATGCCATTATTTAAATACTTGCATGAATTGTATCTGGCATAAATCTTATGAGTTACATTAGCAAGAATTGTATCCGCTTGCTGGGTTTGTAATTTTCCAGTTTGGGGTACTATCTGTACCCAAATAGTATCAACTTTTTCAAAATCAAAGACAGTTTCCTTCATATCGTTTTTGGTTTTCACCTTTGCATATATATCAATTTTAGAATTTAAAGGTCTTTGGGTTTCAGCTATTTTATTACTTTTACTCTTGAGCATCTGCATCAACCGCCTTTTTTAACTGCAATCTAAATAATTCACTTTTGAAATTCTCATTAAAGTACTCTAAAGCATTATTGTAAGCATATCTGCAGTAATCAAGTAATAAAGCCTTAGGCTGTCCTTCTGTTGTATAGTCAAGTTCTAAACCAGTTCGTTCATTTAGATAGTTCTGTCCTCTATCAATCATGTTTTGAAGTTTAGCATCTTCATCATCCCATGTAATTTTTAAATATTCTTTTACATCTTCAAGCATTTAATCACCTGCTTTAAATAAGATAAAAGAGGCGGTTAAGCCTCTCATCTATAGTCTCAATTATGATTTAGTAACTGTTACAGTGTAAGTAGTAGTGTTGCTTTCGTTAGTTACTGTAATTACTACTGTATTTTCACCAGCTTCCCAAGTTGCAGCGGTATCATTTTCATGGGCTGTTCCATTTACAGTAATTGCTATTGTTGCATCTGGATCTGAAGCTACAGCTTTTATGTTATTAGATGCAGCAGTTGTTGCTGCTGTATATTCAGTAGTTGCTGAATCAAATGTAGGATCTAGTGTCAAACTACCCATTGATAATGAATCTAAGCTAGAATCCGCTACTGGATCCATGTTTGAAATATCGAATAGTAAGAAACTATCGTTGTCTACAGGTTTACCATTAGCATACTGCTTAGTGATATAAGTTCTTTCATCTTCGAGGAATTTATAATGGTCACTAAAGTCGAGTTTTCTACTAGAGCCAACTCCCATGAAATAATCTCTAGCTACACCTGCTATCATTTCACCTTTTGTTACTGCAAGAGATTGAACTAATTTAGCTGGTATAGGTAGAACTCCATATACATAAGTTCCCTGGTCAGTTAGTTTTGTAGTTTTAGCAAATATTTTTTCCCAATAATCCAAAGGATTTACTATCATAAGTACATTAGATACTTTTCTAGTACCATCTTTAGTTAATGGAGCCATAACTTTTTGACCTAGTATTGATGGAGTAAAGTCAGTAAGTGCAACAGCTATTTTTTTACTATATACACCTTCTACTACAGCTCCTTCTAGGTCTCTATCCATACCTATTGGTTTACCGTTTCCATCCCCTGCAACTATAGCAAGTTCCAAGGCTATAGCTATTGATTCAGCTAAAACTTCTCTCACAAACCTATCTAGCCACTGTGGTCCTAAGTCAAGCATAGCTTTTGCTACTGGAAGATAAGCACTAAGCTTGTATAATCCAGTTTCTTCTTTCTTAAATGCCATTGCAAGTTTCTTTTGTATTGCATCTGTTAATGCTCCCCACCAAGCCGCTTCAACTTCATCATTTCTTGTTACCCATTCGGTAACTCCTGTAGTGTTTTTGAAGTCGATTTCTGATAATAGAGGATGGTTCTTTCTTAAATCTTCAAATATTCTGTCGAATATTGTTGCTGGCATAAGAGCTTCTGTTCCCGCAAATCCTTCTGTTCCTATTACTTCATTATAGAACTTTCTTTCTTCTGCTGTTAGAGGGTTTAATCCTCTTTGTGTCATTATTTCCTGGTTGTTTATTTCTTCCATATGTTTAATTGTTGAATTCTTTGCTTCGTCTAATATATTCTCTTCGATACCCTTTGCTAAAGCTATTTGAGCTTCTACAAATTTTTCACTATCATTACTTTCGATAGCCTCTTTCAATTGGTTTTTTATTTCTGTTTCATTTTTGTTTTTTAAATCTTTATTTTCCATTCTTTAATACCTCCAATTAATTTATTTTTTTGAATGAACTAAAAAGAGTAGGTTTATCATCACCTACTACATGATTTTTAACATCTTTTTCTTTTTTTACATCTGCGGCTACTTTTTTACTGTACTTATTCAGCAAGGTTTGTTTTATGTTATCCTCAACTTCTTCACTTTCTTCATCATCTGCCTTTACTTCTTCTATCACCTCTTCGCAAAGTCCTAAGTCATAACACTCTTGAGCATTGAGCCAAGATTCATCTGATATTAATTGTTCTAACTCTTCTTCAGTTCCTACAAACCTATCCTCATAACTTGCTTTTACTGTAGAATCAACTTTATCTAAATTATCAGCTACTTTTCTTATTTCGTCAGCATTTCCCAGTGCAATTGTCCAAGCCTTATGAATCATCATCATAGTGTTCTTAGGCATATGTATTTTATCACCAGCCATAGTTATTATACTTGCTCCGCTTCCTGCTAATCCGTCAATATATACATCGACATTACCCTTATGTCTTTTTAAAGCATTGTGTATAGCTATAGACTCAAATACATCACCACCAGCAGAATTAATATAAACATTTAAGTCTTTATTTCCTATTTCGTTTAATAGGTCCCTAACTTTCTTAGAACTTATTATATCTGCATCATCTTCCCAGTAATAAGCTTGTCTTATTGGTCCATAAAGATATAACTCGGCCTGTTCTTTTTCAGCTTCATTTTGTATTTCAAGTTTTGTTTCTATTTTAGGTATTTCCATTCCCCCACCTCCTTTATCAAGTAATAAGATCTTATTAGTTTTCATGTTTTCTATTCTAATCACCGTCCTTTTTTGAATCTTCAATTGATTCATAATTTTTAGTCATCCATCTTTTCTTACTCCATTCAGTTTCAAGAGGTTCTAACCCTAATGTAATTAAGCAATCATCTATTGAGTAAGCTCCTATCCTTAGTAATATGTCTAAAGAACTAGCTATATCAGTAATATCTACACTCCTAATTCTAGAAGTATCGATTTTCAAATAAGTTCTTTCAAGGTAGTTCTCCTTACCATACTGTTTTCTATTAATTTCATCTGACAATAGTTCCGCTAAAGGATTTACGCAAAATGTTAAGAAGTTATTTACTGCTTTATCTGTATCAGCAACATCCCCTTTTAATAATTGAGGTGGCACCTGGAAAGCAACCGCAACAAAGTCGAATATATCATCTATAAAGTGTCTTATATCCCTACCTTCTTGACTTCCTTTTTCTTTTGAATTTTCTTTTATGTCATTGTATTTCAACCCATCTGTTAAAGGTAGTACGGCATCACCTTCAGCATCAAAGAATCTTTTAAATCTTTTTTCTAAAAGAATTTTTAGGTTCTCTTGGGCCTGATCTGTTTGAGGATAATCTCCAGGAACTTCCAATGTTCCCTTGTTGGTAATATTTTTCTTATAATGTGTTTGACTAGCTGCTAATAGTTTCGAATAATCTGAATATAGACCTTCAATTACATTTTTAATTTTCTGATCATGAAGTTCAAAGTGAAATACTTCTGATTCTATATATGAATTACTCAGCTTGTAGTTATCTATTTCTATGTCATTGTAGATATATTCTTTAAAAGCAAACTTTCTTACATTATAGCTATCGGCTACATAAAATTTACCATTTTGCTGTATTACTAGGCATTCATTATCATAAACAAGCTTATGTATTACATCTCTCCAAAATTTACTTGAAGATTTATTTTGATTAGGTTCAACATTGAATAAATAGTAGTTTTCACCTTTTATTTGTTTACCTTTTTCAAATGTTTGAAACTCACTTCTTGAAACTGCATTAGCTATCAGGTTTACACAGGCCTGTACTGCAAGTTCTTTATAAAATATCTCGCTTGTCAATTCTCCGACATATGCATCAAGTTCCAATGTTCCATAATCTTTGTTAAATAGTCCAATAAACCAATCCCATAAAGCCATGCACTCACCTCCTTAATAGGTATAAACGTCAAGTACTCTAATATTATTTTTTACTTCTTTTATTTCTCCATCCTTACTTAATGCATGTATAAATCCAAAGAAACCATCTGTTTTTCTAGTCTTTGGTTCTATCTTTAAGTAAGTTGTATTACCTTTTTTATCTACTTCTATACAAGTATTGTTGATATACCATCTCATTGTTGGATTATCTCCAAATACTATTTTTTCTTCAGCAAATATCTGTTCCATTAATGGTGCAATTTTATTGTGAGTAATAGGTCCACTCCTAACTACTTCTAGAGGTAGTCCTTTTTGTTTAAATTCTTCTTCTAATGCACTTGATCTATAGCTATCGCAAGCTATTGTTTTTATGTTGTAGAATTTTGCTTTTTCAATAAACCATTGAGAAATATCTTTAGCACTAATAGCATCTCTATTTACAATAGTTATTAGTCCCTTTTCCGCCATTTCCCTAACCGGGAATTTTATAGGTCTACTTTCTATCTCCAGTGCTTTTTTACATACAAAACTGTGCTCGATGTAATATCTTAATCCATTGTATTTAAAAAGGAGCCCTACACTTGCAAAGTCTGTTAGCCTTGCATAGTCTATTGCTCCTATACATTGTAATTGTTTAAGTTTATCAAATGGTATTTTTTTATTGGTTGCTAATATCTTTTCCCAAGGTGCTACTTTTGTAAAATTGTCTTCTGCTGGATAATTCATTCTTTTGGTTAGAAAATCTAAGGCCTTGTGAGGCTGATATTTCATCTTTATAAATTCTTTATCCATCTCCTTTTTTAATGTCGGAAAATACGGTAAAGATGGATTAGCTTTTACCCAATTTTTAGGTTCTTCTACCTCATCCTTATCATCAATCTTGTATATTAATGGCAGTAATCCTAAATCTTTAATAGTTCCATTTAATACATCCTCTGATAATTTTAACATGTCATCTAATACTCCACCTCTTACATAACCATTAGTAGTTATATAGAATGTTCTAGAGTGTTTTCTTTTTCCAAATCCAGAAGTAAATACTTTTATAGTGTCATAGTTTTCATACTCATGTATCTCATCAAATATTAAACAAGCAGATCTTTTACCATCTTTAGTTTTAGCATTGGATGTATTGAATTTAATATATGATTTTGTTTTTATATTCGTAATTTTTTGTTTTGTTTTTGTAAAGAATTTCTTTAGCTTGCTCCAAGATTCTTCAAGAATTTCAAAGATATCATTAAATGAAGTTTTAGCCTGGTCCTCATTATTTGCTATGATATCTACATTGTATCCTTTAATTCCATGGTAGTGAGTTGTTAAATACCAGGCTACTGGTGAGATAAATCCATTCTTACCATTACCTCTACCCATAACTATTAGAAATTCATCAAATACTACTGTATCATTCGATTTGTAATAGCAGTGAATTAATGCAAATATAAAAAGCTCCCAATTAATTAATTTCAAATCGAAATATTTTTCGGTGAGCTCTACTGCTTTATCTATTTTATTTTCATCTATAAATACATCTGGATCATCAAGCTTAAATTCAATATAATCCATTGCTAGCTTTAGTTCTTTTGATGATAGCACTTCTTTAGATCTAATTTTATCCATGTAGGAATCAATATACTTATGGTAGTTACATTTCCTCTGCTTCATCTTCATCAATCTTTTCTATTTCGCTAACTTTTAAGTCAAGTTCGTTGAGGATTTTAAGCATCTGTCCATTTGTTTTTATCAGTTCCGCTATTGAATCATTTCTCTTATATCCCCACTGATTAGGTCCGTTTTGATACTTGATGCTAACACCTCTTTTTTCTATATCTTCTATTAGCTTTTTCTTGATGTCCCACATAGACATGTAATCATCTATAAGGTCGAGGTAATGATTAGCTTCAGTTCCTTTTTCCTTTAGCTGCTTAATTAGGTCTTCTTTGATTAATGTTTTTTTATGTTTCCCAGCCATATCACCTCACCTCCTATTTTATTACATTTTAGTATAGTTATTCATTTCTTAAAACCTACCCCCACCCCCTCACGCGTGAAATTCCAAAAAATATCTTTTGTAATGGCTAATATACGGTGTACGCTATCTGACGGAATTACCGATTTTTTTACCCGGGGGTATGTATAAAAATGCATTACCATCGTTCCTTAGTAATAGGTTTCTTCTTATTTTCTTGTTTCCTAAACCTATCTGGATGCTCCAGTTCATGACATGTATTGCATACAGTTATTAGGTTCTTATCATCTAATGCTAAGTTTGGCCTATCCTTTAAGTGTTTAACATGATGAACAACTTCTCCCTTAGCAAACTTGCCTTTAGCTTTGCATAGCTGACACTCATAGTTGTCTCTTTTTAATATTTGTTTTCTTTTGTTCCTCCATGTCCTGCTATTATAGAAATATTCTTCATTACCATTGCTTATTTCTCTTATCAATTTTTCTATCTTTGTCATACTATAACCTACTATATTTAACATAAGGTAAAACCATCTTTATTAGCTCGTTTACTTATTGCCTACTCATTACCATCAATCAATTCAATCATGCACGCTATATAGACACCATGGCAAGCATTTCCTGTACTGTGAATCATCTACTTTTGGTTGCCAGTTACTTGACAAGTGGTAACTTAACACTTCGACTTTTTGTTCTTCGGCAAGTCGCACCTTTAAATTAATTGAATTATAGAATTACGCATAAACTTTCAGACACCTCATGTTTATTATGACTTACTCTGGTCCGTTTCTTCGAGTGACGTAGTAAGTTCTATCCTTAGCTTTACGGATTTTATGGTTACAGCCCCGCATACTGCTTTGCCTCCATCTAAGTATGGCTAGTCCTAAACTAATCAGATACCAATATGAAAAGCTTGTATTTAGAGCCGGACTCGGCATCCGGCTCAAGGAGGAATCCAATGAAAAAGGGAAATTGCATTAGAATCCGGTAAAATT